GCTGTACTATCAGCCGTATTTATAATACAAATGACCTTTTGTAATTGAGCTTTATATCAAGTATATTTATACTTATGAGTATTAAGAAATCACAATAAAAACTTGGCTACAAGAAAAGAATTAGCAGAACATCTTGATCTATCACCACAATCAATAAGTGATTTGATAGGTAAAGGAATCTTTACTATTGGTTCAGGAAGATCACCTGTTAATATAGACGTATGCAGGGTACAGTATATTAATCATTTAAGAAAAACTGCTAGATATACTAGAAAAGATGGCACTGGTGATATAGCTGAAGAGAAAACAAAACTTACTGCTGCTCAGGCTAGGAAGGCTGAGTTAGAGGTAGAGATTATGGAGGGTAAGCTAGTACCCATACAAGAGGTGGAAGAATTTTTGATTGAAAGATTTTCTAACGCTAGGGCTAAATGGCTTGGCGTTCCTTCAAAGATTGCACATAAAGTAATAACTGTTGATACTTTTGCTGAGGCAGAGCAAGAAATAAAAGAAGGAATATACGAGGGCTTAAACGAGCTGGCTAATGATGGAATACCTGAAAAATATAGAACGAGTGATAGAGAATACCAATCAGGTATGGACTCCACCACCAAGTCTGAAGATTAGCGACTGGGCTGATCTTTACAGACGTTTATCTCCTGAGTCATCAGCAGAAGCAGGTGTTTGGCGTACAGATCGTGCACCATATCAAAGAGAAATCATGGATTCTTTCAACGATCCTGATATTCAAAGAATTATATTCATGAAATCAGCTCAGGTAGGTGCAACAGAGATATTGCTTAATGTTATTGGTTATTACATAGACCAAGACCCAGCACCTATGCTAATAATGCAACCAACATTACAAATGGGTCAGGCTTTTAGTAAAGACAGGCTTGCTACAATGATTCGTGATTCTGAGAAGATAAGAAATTGTGTCAAAGACCCAAGAAGTAGAGATAGTGGTAATACAGTATTATCTAAGAAGTTTGCTGGTGGAAACCTGACTATAACGGGCAGCAACAGTGCAAGTTCTCTCGCTTCACGTCCCATCAGATGTGTCTTAGCGGATGAGGTCGACAGGTATGAGGCATCTGCTGGTGCTGAAGGTGATCCTATATCACTTGCTACTAAGAGAACTACTACTTTTTGGAATAAAAAGATATATATGTGTTCTACTCCTACAATCAAAGGATTATCAAGAATAGAAACTGCTTTTGAAGAGTCAGATAAACGCTATTATCACGTTCCTTGCCCTGAATGTAATGAAAAACAGGTTTTAAAGTGGAAGAATGTAGTTTGGGAAGAAAATCAACCTGAAACAGCAGCTTATGCTTGTGATCATTGTGGTTCTGTAATAAATGAATCTAAAAAACAATGGATGTTAAAGCATGGTGAATGGATTGCATCTGCTCCTAAGTCTAATACAGCAGGATTTCATATATCAGAATTATATTCTGTTTGGTCAACATGGGCTGATATGGCTAAAAACTTTCTTGAAGCTAAGAAACAGCCTGAAATGTTAAAAACTTGGATAAATACTGCTTTGGGTGAATCTTGGGAAGAACAAGGAGAAACAGTTGAATATGAAACACTACTTGAACGTAGATTAAATTATGATTACACAAACATTCCTGAAGATGTGTTAGTTTTAACTGCTGGAGTTGATACTCAAAAAGATCGACTTGAGCTTCAGTTAGTAGGTTGGGGTAAGAATTATGAAGCATGGGTTTGTGATTACAAGATATTTTGGGGTGATCCAAACGCTATAAATGTTTGGTCTGATTTAGATGCTTATCTTAAGAAAAGATTTAAAACTGAATCTGAAAGATTAATACCCATATCATGCTGTACTATTGACTCAGGTGGTCATCATACTAATATGGTTTATCAATTTACTAAGCCACGACAAGCTAGAAGAATTTTTGCAGTTAAGGGTTTATCTCAGGCTGGTAAGCCAATTGCTAATAGACCTACATTTGTTGGCAAAAATAAGGCTGTTTTATACGGAATTGGTACAGATTCAGCAAAAGAAGCTATTTTTGCACGTTTAGCTGCTGAAAATGAGCTAACTACCTTGCATTTTTGCTCAGACCTTGATGAAGAGTATTTTAAACAGCTTACAGCAGAAAAAAGAGTCACAAAATTTGTTAGAGGTAGAAAATCTTTGATTTGGAAGCAAATAAGACCAAGGAATGAGGCTTTAGATACATTGGTCTATAATTTTGCTGCTATTTACATTTTAAATCCAAATTTTGATTCTATTGAAGAAAAAATACTAAATCAACAACTAAAACCCCAAGAAAGTAAACAAAATAAGCCACAAAAAGGCATAAATAGAGGTAATTTTGCTACTTCTTGGAAGTAGTTTGACTTTTCCTTGTTAATGTGTTGACTTTTTAACAAAAAACCATAGTGTAATATTAGATATATCTAAAACATTTATGAGGTTTTTGCTTGAGCAACAAATTTGATTCAACAAATTATCCATCCCAAGTTCCTACTGAGCTTCAGTTGGGAGACTTTTGGGCATGGAAAAGAGAAGATTTAGCAAATGACTATCCAGTAGCATCTTATTCACTATCTTATGAATTTAATTTAGTAGATGGAGCTACAGCTTCTAATTTTACATTAACAGCAACAGAGTCAGGCGATACATATATTATCGAAGCTAGTAATACATCTTCTTACACAAAAGGTAATTATAACTGGGTTTCTTACATGACTAGAAGCTCTGATTCTGCAAGAGTCAAGCTGGAAGAAGGTTTTGTAGAAGTTCAAGATAATTATGCAACTACAACTGCTTCAGTTAGAAGTCATGCAAAAATTGTTTTAGATAGCATAGAAGCAGTTATTGAGAACAGGGCAAATATTGATCAATCATCTATGTCTATAGCTGGTAGATCATTATCAAGAATGTCTATAGATGAATTGATGACTTTTAGAGACAGATACAAGGCTGAATATCTAAAAGAAGTTAAAATACAAAGAATTAGAAATAAACGTGGGTCAGGTAATACTATCAAAGTTAATTTTGGTAGAACTACTGGCTCAACTCCTAAGAGCTACACATAATGGCATGGTATAACAGAATATTAGGCAATAACGAACCTAAGAAAAAGAAAAGACAAGCATATAGAAGAAGCTACACTGGTGCTAACACTGGAAGATTGTTTGCAGATTTTGTTACCACATCTACAAGTGCTGATGCTGAGATAAAAGATAACATAAGAATTTTAAGAGATAGAGCAAGAGAATTAGCAAGAAACGATAGCTATATTGCAAGATACTTAAACCTGATGGTATCTAATGTTATCGGTAAGCATGGCATAAGAGTTTCTAGCAAAGGTCGTGACGATAATGGCACACTAGACCTTGCTGGAAACCAGCTCATTGAAAGTGCTTGGAAAGAATGGGGTCAGGTTGGAAATTGTACAACTAATGGAAGATTATCATTTTTAGATTGCCAAAAAATATTTGTTGAATCTCTATGTAGAGATGGTGAAGTATTAATCAGGAAAATAAAAGACAGCAATTCACCTTTTGGTTTTCAATTACAGTTTTTAGAAGCAGATCATTTAGATGAAAATAAAAATGATGTTTATAAAGCTACTGGCAATAGAATAAAAATGGGTGTAGAAGTAGATAAGTATGACAGACCAGTTGCTTATCATTTATACAAAGACCATCCTTACGATAGAGTTTATTTAAGTCAAGCACAACACATTAGAGTTCCTGCTGATGAGATTATCCATGCTTACCTACCTACTAGAGCAGAACAAACTAGAGGTGTTTCTTTGGTTGCTACATCAATGGCTAATGTAAAAATGTTAAATGGTTATTTAGAAGCAGAGATAGTTGCAGCAAGAGTTGGTGCATCTAAAATGGGTTTCTTTACCTCGCCTGATGGTGATGGTTATGTTGGTGATGGTGAATATGAAGATACCTTTAACCCAACAATGAACGCACAGGCTGGTGTATTTGAACAATTACCTGCTGGAATGGATTTTAGAAGTTTTGACCCAACACATCCAACATCTGCTTTTGAATCTTTTACAACCAGTGTATTAAGAAGTATCGCA